TGCAATGGCAAATCATCAATTGTGTAAGAAATTCTTGGCTCAACCAAAGTCACATGAGGAACGCTGACTTGGATAACTTGTGCCGAAAATGTCTCAAGCATTTGCATTGTCAGATTAGTTCCGACAATTTGAGATGTTGCAAATGTCAATCTGCCACCAGTGTAAACATTGAGTTGTCCATTGCTGCCATCAATGTTGCAAGTGACATTGACGTTGCTTGCCAACTTATATAAACCATCAATTGAAACAGTTGCAGATGTTCCTAATGATGTAGCATGAGTAATGGCGGCTTGAATAAAAGGGCCGCAGTTGGTTGTAGCCGTGTTAGTACCCGATGGGATGAAGTCTGCAACACTAATTTTTTGACGAAATTTGGCTTGAACTGTGGTTTGCACAGCACCAGTGCCAGCGGGTTGGTATGTCACCAATGATGAGTCTGTTGTGCCACCACTTAATGCTTGAGTTGTGGTGAACTTTACAGAAGCGCCAACATGGAGGCCATTATTAAATGTGACAACAGTTGAACTTGTCTCAACATAAGAGTATTGTGCGCCTGGGCCGTACTGATTCACGCCATCCACAAACACAGACAAAGTGTTAGAGCCAGGCTGATATTGTGTGGTTGTCAGCGTGAAAACAGTTTGATTAGCTGTGGCAGTCTGAATCTCTTGTTCTGCCAAGTAATTAAAAAAGTTGGAATTGATACCAATGATGTTGTCATAAGTGCCAATTAGCACATCACTTGCGTTTTTAATGACAAACTTGTATTGGATGCCATCAGTCAACCAAATTTCACCGCTTGGCACACGACCCGCAGAATCCAAAATAATAGGGTTTGCGTGTTGAATAACACCCGCAGCGTTGGTGTAAGTGACAGCGGGGGTGGATGAACCAGCACCATAAGTGTAAATCTTGCCACCCGACAGCACATTGCCATCGTTGTCAAAGAATTGGGCTGCTACGCCTCCAACTGGTGATAAATTAACAGCCATATTCTTTCCTTAAATGCTCGGTGTAAAGACTTGGGGCAACCAAGGGGCAACCACAGTTCTTGAAGCTGTTGTCGCTTGCTCATCAAGCCTTGCCTCAACTTGTGCGCCAATGTCTCTTGTAACCCAACCAATAACCATTTCCTCGGTCACATCAGCAAATGGAGTTGTCAAAACAGGCTCGGCAAACTTCCACGATCCTTCTGTTTCAACCCCGTTTTTAGCGCAGAAATACCTAGCGCCTGTGATCAGATCGCCATCGGCTTGAATTTCTAGTATTTTCCACATCAGAACGCCCCTCCAGTTACGCCACCAGTTGCGGTTAAAACGCCTGTGGATGGATTAAATTTCAATTTGGTAGATGATACCTTGATTGGCAAATTTCCTGTAGTGGAAGTTACCCAAGAAAGATACATATCTGATGCCGTTGTGGTGTCATCAGTAATTGCCACATTATTGGCATTTGTTGCCGTTCCCGCAGTCGTTGCAGAACCCGCAGAACCATCGATGTTCACACCCGTCAGAGACTGTGCGCTACTGGATCGGTTCAGGGCAATGGCAGTCGTGCCAATGTAAAGGCTTGAATTGCCCAATACACCGCTTGGAATCGTTCCCGATAGTTGACCCGCAGGGAGGCTAGTTAAATTCGCCCCAGAGCCGCTAAAGCCCGTTGCCGTGAGCAATCCTGAACTTGGGTTGTAGTTGTACTTGGTAGAACTTACCAAAGTGGTGGCTAAGTTGCCTGTGGTTTGGTCTGCAAACAAGGGATAACGCACCGCATTTGTGGTGGTGTCATCTGTCACAGTCGCATAAGCCACGGGTGTCACCCATGATGGGGCGCTTGTGCCGTTGCTCTGAAGCACCTTGTTGGCATCACCCGCACCAGAGGCCAAGAAAGCCGTTGTGCCACTTGCTGACTGATAGGGAATAGAAGCCGCAGCACCACCCGCCAAATTGGTAGCTGTTCCCGCAGTTGTGGCGCTTCCCACCGACAAGGTGGATTGAGCCACATATTGAGGCGCTGAAGCACCCGCAGTCAGCACATAGTTTGTTGTTCCAAGGCCAAGGAAAGTCGTTGCACCCGCACCTGATTGGTAAGCCAAAGCACCCGCAGTTCCACTCGCTAGATTGGTGGCAGTCACCGCTGTGGTTGATGAACCCGCAGAACCCGCTGTGGCGGCATAACTGACCGACAAGGTGGAGGCAGAGACATTCTTCCAATACTGAAGTGTACTGTCGTACTGAATCACATCCAAGTTGGCTAAAGTGCCAAATGACACATTGCCATCAGTGCCACCAAGGACTGAGCCATAAGTGGGTCTGACAAACAAAATGCCATTTGATGAACCCACATGAACCACTGCTGCAACGATGCAAATCGCATTAGGAATTGCGGGCTTGTTCTTTGTCAAACCGCCTGTAACGCTTGGGTTGTAGTACAAAACTTGACCCTGAACCCATGCTTCTCCACCGCCTGTGGTGTTAATGCCTTTGACCTCACCAAAAAAGGTGACGAAAATCCAATCGTTATTGTTTCCGCTTTCGGTAGCAACGCCCAAAATGTAACTTGCCTGATCAACCGCCAAGCCTGTAGCCGCTTTACCAATCAGACCGCCAGAAGCACCCAAAGTTCCCGCAAACGAAACCACTTGGCCTTTAGAAATAGCGCCATCGCATTTAATGCGGAAAAAGGTTTCTTCACCAATCTTTTGAACCACTCCGCTGTTCATTTGGAACGCTAAAGTTTGGAATTGGTCGTTGTAATCGTAATAAATCTTGCCCGTTGCATCTGTGGGCAAAGGCACTTGAGTCGTATTGAACTGAACAAATGAGGGTGTAGAAATACCGCCCGTTAAGGCTGTGAGGCTTGTGATGTCGTTGTTTGCACCCAAGATAGCGGCAGACAGATTTGCTCTTGCTGTGGTGGCATCTGATGCCCCTGTGCCGCCATCTGCAACCGCAATGTCAGTTCCATTCCACACGCCTGTGGCAATCGTGCCTAGAGTGGTGATGGAAGTTTGGCCTGGGTAAGTGTCGGAAATCTTCACGCCACTTGCAGACACATCCAAGGTCGTGCCGTTGGATTTGACTGAGAATGTATTGCCAATCAGTTGGAGGCCATTACCAGCAAGATAAGTTCCCGCACCTGAGAACTGCGACCAAGGCATTGCTGTCACATCAATTGTGCCGCCTTGATTGGCAGTGCAAACCCATCCTGAGTCAGCTAGGGTTGTCCCTGATTCGATGAAAGTAAACGCTGATGGCACTTCAGCCCATGTGTTCATGTCGGCTGATCTTGACCATCCAGTAGCAGAAGCCACATAAATGCCGTTAAATTGGCTGCTTGACTGATTCTTAACAAGAATCCGATCACCCGCAGTCAGGCTTGATGCCCAATCACCACCCGCCTGAGTGCCAAGACCCGACAAAGTGATGTTGTTGGTGGTCGAATAAACACATGAAGCCTTGACATCAAGCCCTTGGGCAACCGAATCCACATATCCCTTGTTGGCAATGTCAGTGTCGCCTGATGGGGTGGTGGAGATCGTGCCTGTAACTGTGGCAATGTTGGTAAAATTTCCTGTGGAGGGAGAAGTCGCCCCAATAGTCGTGCTGTTGATCGTGCTACTGGTAATTGTTGCCCCGCTAATGTTAGGGTCAGAGGGAGGCAGAAAGGGCGTTCCCGCTGGCCCAACAAAGTATTGGAGGGCAAACGATGGTTCAGGGGCAAAAACGCCCTGAACGGGGACAATGTTGGTTGTCTGAGTGACAGCCGTATTGTTTGACATTATTCGAAATAAACAGTGACGCTTGCTGTGCCGCTAATGACAACATACAAACCATTTTCACAGTTGATGCCATCATAGAAGTTCATGTTCGTTGCCGCTGTCAGGGTGTAGGTGTCAATGATCTTGACATCTGTGCCTGGCGTTTGGGCATCGTACACAGTGATTGTGGGTGTACTGGTCACGCTACTGCAAAAAATGCCTTTTAGTTTGCCAGGCTGATTCTTCACCAAAGTGGTAGCGGAAATCTGTGAATAGTTGGACATGATGATCCTTTGCAAAGGTGATTAAGTTTAACGATTTTTGAGCCAATTTCCAAGATGTCCTTGGAACATTTTGTGTCCAGTGTGTCCCATGTGCATTTCAGGGTCAATCCACACTTTCCCGCCTATTTTGCGCCAGCGGATGCAAAAACTGTAGTCCTCGCCCCACTTGTAGTCATCCTCAAAAATATGGTCAAAAAGAGGATAAAAACGCTTTTCACTGTCTGCCTCGTATTTGTGGCTCTCAGGAAAAGCCTCAATCAGTTTGGCAATGCAGTTTCGTGAAATCTTTAAAAAACCCGTTGGAACGGCTTTAACCTCCAACAATCCTGTCTCAGGATTTGCCCACAATTCTTCTTTTTCTAGGTAGTGAACAGCGTATTCGATGGGGTCTTTGCGTCTAGGGTAAATACCCGCTACCAAATCTTCAGGGGCATCGATCAGTTTAAGCAATGCGCCAGCTTCCCACGAAACGTCATTGTCAATAAATATCAGTTGATCACAGTCAGATTCTTCAAAGAACTTGGTTGCTGTGATGCTACGGGAGTCTGCAATTAAAGCATTGCCAATGTCATCCACAAAGGTGTAGGTGTCGCCCCTTTTTAGGAGTGAAGTTATATCTGTGAACAGACATCTCATTGTTCCCATGTGAACCACGCCTGTATAGGCGGGCATTGCAATCATTATGTGCATTTGTTCTCCAAATAAAAAAGCCACCCCCCGATGTGGAGAGTGGCCTTATCCATCAATTCACATTAAGACGTAATGCCAATGTTCTTGATAGCGGTGATGATGGCGTTCACTGCCGCAACTGTTTCAGCAGTTGAGGGTGCTGCTGTCAATGCGGTGATAGCACCAGCACGAACAACGGGGGTAATGCCATAAAAACCGACTTTGCCGCTAACAGCGCCCAATTGGACACCATCGGAAGCACTACCATTCATTAGGTAGTTGACTGTTTGCGTACTTGCTGCGCCTGGATTAGCCATGATGCGTTTCCTTCCTAGTTAATTAAGCTGCAACTCGGCAAGCGAGTTCAGGGTACAGAGGGGCCCAACCATACAACACATCCACACGGGTGGGGATAGAGTCGTTATTGATGGTGTATTGACGAACAACACGCATTGACAAGCCAAGTTCCTTATCGGAAGCACGACCAGCGAACACAACGCCATCAGGCAATTCCAAGTCAGCAGTAGCCAAGGTGAAAGCATTTTTGTGCATCACCAAGTTCTGTGGGGACACAGTACCAGCTTTGTTGAATGGAGTCACAACAGCAGTGGTGCTTGTAGCGCCAATGATAGTCACGTTTTGGAACTGACCGCCAGTGATGATCGCTGGAGAAACAGTCACAGAAGTGCCGCCACCAGAAGCAACAGTCGTTTGAGCAGTCACAACGAAATTACGCAGTTTGCCAGAGCCGTAAGCAGAACGATTCTGTGGGTTAACAGCGTACACGCCAGCGATCTGGATCACATCGCCTTGGTTGAGGGTAGCAGTACCAGCAGACGACACCAAAGTGATCGTTGATGTTTGCGCCCAACCAGAAGTCAAAGAACCAGTGAAAGTGGTGGTGTTGGTGGAGAGGGTGTCGGAGTATGAACCAAATGTTTGGTTCACAACGTTCTGATCCATCTTCCAGTTCATACCAGCAGAGTCACGGCCCATCATGCCCTTTTGGTATTGCTTGCCAATCACATCGGATGGAACAAACAAACCTTTCAAGCTGTCCACAATGGTTGCGCCTGTGAAAGGCTCAACGATACATGAACGACGACCATCACGGGGTGCGCCCTCTGAGTCCAAGTAAGCACCAGCGGTCAAATAGGTGAGCAAGGATGTGGGAGGAGTGCCAGCAGTACCAACGATGTTGGCGGTGCTGTTCTTAGCCATTGTCAGACCATCAAAGTCAATCTTGTTGGCTACGGCTGCGACAGCGGGTTTCAACACACGATCAGAGAACTGATCAAGGCTCAAAGCCAAGTCTTGTGTGGTGAACTGTGTGTCAACGTGAAACTGAGTGGACAAGGTAACGGGAACAGAAGTCTCGTTAAAGTCCTCAACGTTCAATGCAGGGCCAGATGTACCGATGAAACGGCCTGGTCTACGAACGTTCAGTGTGTTACCGATCTTTGCGCCTGAAACAGCGAATTGATCATCATAGTTGCGGTCAACTTCGCTAGAGAAAGTCAACTCGTTTTCCAAGACCATCAACGCTTCGTTGGTGATCATGGAGATAGTAAGCAGATTATTGCTCATTTTATTTCCTTAAAAGAATGGGTTTATGTCAGCGGATTCGCCCTGCAAGTCTAGCCGCTTTCCAAGCCTGATACGAACCATGAAAATTCCCATCGGAAGTCAGATTCACATCACGCCCATTAGCCGCAGACCTGATCGGGTTGATCGGTGCTGGCGCTTTACTTTTCCCAACAACAGTCTTTGTCTGAGGCTCTGCCTTTTCAAACTGAGCCTCCAATCTCCCAATAGTTCTCAATGCGGATGTGACTGTCATGCCTTGCAGTTTTTCGGCAATTTCGGGATTCTCAGCCAAGTGATACAGCACTTGAGGGCCAACTTCTGATTCAAAGATTGCATCACGCACTTCGTTGCTCACAACAACATCGGCAGACCCAACCATCGCCTCAAAATCAGGCATCTCAGCTTTGGCAGATTCAACTCGCTTTGCCCAAGTGTTGATCACTTGTTGCCTTTGAGCCTCTACTTTAGCCTGTGCTTCCTTTTGCTTTTCTTCCGCTAACCGCTGATCCACTTTATAGTCTGTCAATGCTTTCGCATATTCATACATATCTGTGAACTGCTCTGGTCGGGGTTCTTCAGAGGGTTCAACCTTTTGGGGCTGTGACCTACTTTCTAGTTCCTTGACCTTGGCTTCTAAAGATTCCCTTGCTTCACGTTCCCGCTGGGCTTCTGCCCTCGCTTCCTCACGTTGCTTGGTTATCTTCTCAAACCGAATTTCCAACTTAGGATTTCGTTTTCGATCCTCTGTTGCTGTCGCTTCCTCTGACGCTTCAACTGGTTCACTCTGCCCATTATCGACCTCTGGCGGCTCTGCAACTGGTGCAGCCTCGCTAGGCGTTGAATCAGCTAAACCCATTCTCTTAGCGTTAAATTCAGCTAAATTTTCACTTGTCACCACAGTAGTGGAGACCTTTGGTTGTGCAATTTGCACTTCCTGAACTTCTGACATTGAGTTTCCTCAAAGAATTTTCCCAGTGAGCCTCACTGGTAAGGTTTGAGTAATTATTTACCCTAATTCATTATCTGTCAATTATTGTTGCATAAATGGATTTTGATCTTGGTCAATATCCAAAGCCGCACCCATCGCATATTGCTGTTGTTCAGCGTTCAAGCGGTCGATCTCAGCCAACAATTGATTGGGTGACATTCTTGCAATAAGCATTTTGACCAACGCATCAATCTCAGTCTTATTCTGCTCAGTAACTGCTTTGACATTGGTTTGATTAACTTTTGCCTCGTTGATGGTCTCAGTGTTGTGCGCTCTTGCGGTGACATCCATGAGTTTGCGCTTGGTAGCGCCTTCTTCTTTGATCTGTGCCACTTGCATCCGATTGTTGATCTCAAGACCAGCGGCTTGCAATTGTTGCTGCAACTGCTCAATCATCTGCTGAGACTGAGCCAAACGCATCTGAACTTCAGGCGGAATGTCTGATTTCTCATCGATCTGAGCCAATGGGTTCATGGCGGCAAGGCGGTCTGCGATCACATCAGCGCCTGGGAAGTCCATGTTCCTGAACACCAAATCACCCGCAATGTTGAACAGTTCTGCATTGCCTGTGAGCAACGGCATCATGCTTTCAACGGCTTGTTGGCGCTTGGTTTGGAAGCCAGGCCCTGTGTCCATCACCACATCATATTCACCCACAGTCACATCGTTCAGCACTTCACCGATGGCGTTGGCTTGGTTGATGGTGGTCATGTCGGGCTGACCATCTGAGCCAATGATTCGCATCACTCGCTCGGTGTCGTAAATCTTAGGAATCAAGTCTAAGATGATTTTGCCCGTCTGACGAATAGAACGGGTCATATTGTCGTAGAAGTGGAAGTTTGACAGATCAACTTGGTTCTGCTGACCCGCCAATGCCTTGCCTGAGATGTTTCCGCTAGGCAATTGGTTGGGGTCAAGAACGCCCAAAACCATCTGCAAGTCTGCGGAAATAGCGCCAGCCGCCTCCATGATGCCTGTTGGTGGTGGTTCAGGCTGAAGTCGTGTTGGTGCGGGTGCGGGTTGACCCTCAATGTCCTTCTGTTTGTAGCGCAGAACAGGAGTTGACTTGATGTTAGCCATTGCCCATTCGTTCTCATGTCCCTCGTCTTGACCTTCTGCCAACAGCCATTTGGCTTTGGGTGCAAGGGCAACGCTTTCGGTCATGGATGTGCGCCAGAAGTTGTACATCCGCTGTGGGTCTTTGGCAAATCTCACCAAGCCGTATTTCTTGCGCTTGTCATCAATAATCACTTGTGCGCCATAGCAAGGGACAACAGGGATGTATTTACCCGCCCATGTCTTTTCCTCAAGGATTTCCATTGCGGTGCATTTCATCCACTTTACGGCTTTGCGGAAGCTGTCACGCTCATCAACAACAGTCAGACCCGATGCCTCTACACGGGCAAAGAAGTTGTCTGAGTCGGCAAAGCCTGATGTGCCATCACTGAGCAAATACAGTTTGGCTCTTTCACGCTCAATATAAAAGTATTCGGCAACTCGGATGTCCTCTTTGGTGAGCCATGAGGCGGTGTCGTCACCAGTGGAACGCTGCTGAAAGTTTGCCCCGTCATCAGCGCCTGGGTAATTCTCCCTAAATATCTTCTTGTCCATCACTGTGGTGATCAAGCAACGCTCTGCGTCTGAGCCATCAGGGAGGATTGAATTGGGGTCGAAATAGACTGTAAACGGGTTATCAATGGTGTCGATAAAGATTTCCTGATCAAAGGAAGTCTCGCTCACATACTTTGTGTTGATGCGCCAATAACCCCATCCCATGCGAACTGCGTAATCAAACGCTGTGTCATAGGCTGTGTCTGCATTGGAGTTCACCTCAATGTGGCGGGTGATGCCCTCAATCACTTGGGCGATCTTGTAGTCAGCCAAGTTATTCACAGGATGAACTTTGATGCGGGGGCGTTGCATCCTTTGCTGATTGGTCACTTGACGAATGTATGCGTCAATCTTGTTGATTGTCAGGCAAGGGCGAGATTCAAGGTTGCGTGAGTTTTGAATCTCGACAGGCCACTGGTCGCCAGCGGCAAACTTGACATCCATCAACGCTTCTGCTCGGTTGGTGGAGTCGGCATCGTTGACCAAGCGCCAGAACTTGATCACCTCGTTAATCTTGTTGTTGTTCCCTGATTCGTCTTGGTAAGCCATATTCAGCCCTTTATTGATGCCTAATTATCCCATCCATCCGCTTGCCATTGCAATCTGCGCTGACTTTTTGCGTTTAGGCGGCTCTTTAATCATAAGGGCAATGTAACGAAATGCGTCTGCCCCGTGTGAGTAGTGGTCGTGTAGCGGGTTGCGGCTGAACTGCCCTGTCTCGGGGTCAACCTCATACCTATAGTGTCTTAGGCAAGCCAAACCATCCGCTGTGTGTTCCCTATCAAAGTAGCAATTAGGAAAGATTGTCCTTGCGGCATTGATTGAGTCTAGGATTGGCACTCTTGGCATGATCTCGGTCTTGTACCCTGCGGCTCTCACGATGTCATCAATTGACCGACCCGCTGCCGCCAAGGTCTTGTTCTCTGCGTCATGGGGAAGCCAAATCTTGTCGTACACATACCCATAAGTCTGCATGGTCGCCAAGTAATAACTGATGGTCTTTTGGCTGTCCTCAATGTACCGAATGAGGCGAGTCTCCATGCCCACAAACTGCAAGAACCAAATGGCTGTGCTGTCTGACCATCCTAAGTCAAAGATCGCATGGACAGGCTTTGTAGCATCATAAGGAACACGGCAGATGCGCCCATCCTTCTCGGCTTGTTGCATCTCTTTGGCAAAGATCGCCCCATCCACAGTCTGTCGGCATAAGCCTTCCCAAACTTGGTTATAGGCTTCCTCATCCCTTGCTTTAAGGGCATCTTTCTCCAGTTTGAGGGTGTCGGGAAACCAAGGGTTGTCATACCAATTCACCTTCATGGTGATGCAGTCTGCGGGTGGGTTTGCCACAAACCTTTGATAGGTCTCGTCTGTCTCCAACTCAGGGTTAAAGCTGATCCATATCTCTGAGCCTTCCTTTCGGATGGTTGGGATCAGGATGTTCCAAGACAGTCGGCTAGTGGTCTGCGCTTCCTCAACCCAACAAATGTCAACGCCCTCATAAGACTTGATGTTTGAGACATTGTTCTTCAGGCCAACAAAGCTGAACTCTGTGCCGTTTCTGCCCCTGATGCTTGTTTGGGTGATCTCGTAAAAGCTGAGTAAGCCAAGGCTCTCGATCTGGTCGCACAGTAACTTGTGAACCGAATCCTTGATGGATGTTTGAAACTCACGGGCGCACAATATGCGGATTGGGTCTTTTGCGCCTTTGATCAGTAATGCTCTAGCAATTCCCCAACTCTTAGCCCCACCCCTTCCACCATAAAGAACTTTGTAACGGCTCTTTTTGAACAGACCTTCCAACTTAACGGGAAACTCTGCCTTGGCAATGGCATCGGTTACATCGCTCATTCGGGCTTAATGAATGTGACTTGAATCCCACCCAATAGGGGTGTTCCATCTGCGTTCTCAATCGTTGTCGCCTGAACCGCTTTGCCATCTACTCGGTCGATGATCTCTTTGATCGCCCAAGGCTCTCCCGCTTCAGCCTGTGTCACCAGTTGCTCGGCAATGCTTCTTAGGCGGTGAGGCTCTTGAACCAAGACAAGGCGCAACTTGTCATAAAACAGTCTGCTCTTTGCAGCGTTCTGATTGCCTTGTTGTCCACCTCTTTCAGCCATTCGATTCGATTCCTAAGTATTTGCGCCTAAATTACTTTTTTGTCTTAGGCGTTGGTTTCTTATTAGCCTTTTTCTCGGCTTCACGCTTAACAGAATAGGCAATTGCCACCGCTTGCTTGGGTGGCTTGCCTGATTCGATTTCTTCCTTGATATTGGCTCTAAGTGCCTTGGGGGTCATCGATGCTATTAGAGGCATTTTGTTCCTTTGACAGTTCAGCCAATAAGTTGGTGAGTTCTTGCACCGCACCGCTGATCTGCATTAACACCGCTTCATGTTGTTTGGCGGTGAGTCGCAGTTCCTCGATGCGGGTTGCTATTCTCTCAGCGTTCATTAGGAAGCGGCAATTGCACCACGGGTGTCAACACGCAACCAGCTTGAGCCATTTGAAAAGGCCATGATGGGCTGACCAGCAGCGCCATTGGACACATAAATCATTTGACCAGCGGGGGAGGCTGTTGGGACAGTAGCGACAGTGTAGGCTTGAAATTCAACCAAAGTAACCAATGGGTCAGCGTATGCCACGCCAGTTGCAATTGAGTTTGTCATGATGTTTCCTTTAACAGTTCCAGTTTTTGAGGGATGCCTTGGCCCGTTCAGCAGGGCCTTTGGCGTTTTTGACTACCCCCTCCATCCTAGCGCAAAATGATGCTTTGCGACCAGCATCGGCTTTTGTCTTTGGATTTGGGGCGGGTGGTTTCAAATTTGAATTGTTTTTGGCGTTGTATTCAGCACGACCTTTAGCGGTCATTCCCGCACCTTTTTCAGTCGGGTTGTATGTTTTCCCCTTGCCTGTGGTCTTGTGGGGAATCGGCTTGTCGTGCTTTGCCATGTGTTTTCCTTAGATTTTGTTTTCATCTAAACGATGATCACCGCACCAATCATTTACAAACACCACTGGATACCCACCCATACTTGGAGCATGACGCCTGCAACGACCAATGTTGTAAACAGGATTGGGTGTATCAATAGTTTTAGGCAAAACAGTTGTCTTAGGAACAAACCAAATGCACGTTTTACATTTCATTCCGTTTGATCGGTTAATCCAAGGATCACTTTGATTTTCCATGATTATTTCTTCTTTGCAGTCTTTGCAGATTGTTTGAAAGCCTCGGCAGTAGGTGCGCCCTTTGCGCCTGGCGCTCTCATGCGTTCGGGAGTCTTACCCGCAGCCTTTTGGCGCTCGATGCGCTCTTGCTTGGCATGAATATTGGCATATAGCCCTTGTTTGGTCGCCATGTTTATTCCTCCACAACCGCACAAATGTCGGCTTCTTGAATGATTTGGTAATCTTGACCATCAATCTTTTGGGTGGGCCAATTAAGGTAATCCCCGTTCCCATACTTGATGAAGTCTCCCACCTTAACATCGTAAACCTTTGGGCCGATGGCGACAATAGTTCCCTCGTTAAAGGGTTCTTTGTTGTTGATGAAAATAATGTCCGACAAGTTTCGGACTTGTGGTTTTACCACAACACGATCACGCAATGGTGTCAGCATTTCTTGGGTCTCCCAGGCTTTTTCTTGACAGGAACAGAAACCTCTTTGGTCTCGTCAGTCATGATGTCATACACGGGAAGTTTCACGATTTCCACCTCTTGTGGCTCGTGTTGACCGCACCAATCGTTTTGGTGCTTGTTCTGCTGTTGGGGGTTTTGGCGACAAATGCCCATGATTTGCTGATTCCTGAAGAATCGGCAGTTTCCACAATTAGAATGTGATTCAGCCATTCAATACCTCTTTTATTGCTTGGTTAGAAGCGCCCCCAGATTCTCCTTCTGTGGGGCGTTTCGCTTTATTGGCAGGATTTGCGGTCGTGAGTGTAGCAAACGCCAGAGGACTTGCCACCTTCAAACTTGGAATCTTTGCCGACCTTGTTGGTCATGGCATCGGGGATGCAGTTCTTTACGC